GAAAACTCAACCGGCGTAAAAAATGGTGGCGTAATTACCCTTCCGGAAGAGGTTAGTGTGTATGACAGGTTTTTTGTACAGTTGGATAGTTCAGCAGTATGGTTTCCAGTTACAGTTATGCCTGGATCATCTACATTCCGCGGAGGATATTCTTTCGCTCTATCAGAAAACAGTGTACGTTCATATGGTATTGATGCATCTATATCCGGGAAGAAGATAACTGTTAAGTATTCTACCCGTGCAAATATAGCTGAATCTGGAATTTCAGTCGCAACAAACCAGTTAATTACTACTATTAGGGCAACCAAAAAGTAACTATTTCATGATATAACATTCTGACAGATTAACACCTGTACTCGTCGACACATCACCGCCAAACGGAGTTATTGATATTTCGCCTTCTACGCTCATGTGAAATGTAAATCCAAGAGTATTTGAAATATATATTCTTTTATGAATAGAAAATCTCGGTGAATTTGCAGATATTTTGAACATGGTATATTCTTGCCCGCTTTTTAAGGTTGCTTTTGGATATGTACTTATACGCAACCATGTAATATCCCCATAAGACAAAATTTGTAAATCAAGATATGCCCCTTCGACTGTTCTGGATTTTACTTCCAAATCGGCAGTCACTCCAGCTAAAGTGGAGTTTAGCCCTGCAATTTTTGTATCCAGTGCCTTCCCCTGCCTTGCATCCAACGCATATCCAGCTTCTGTTGTTGTAACATTATTTACTATTTTGGCGGCTACTGCTTTACTTGCATCCCCCATAATTCCTGTGTCTCTGTCCCCAACATACCAATGCCCATTGCTCCCGATCGACGGTGTGGTACCTGTATCTCCCTTTGGCCCCTGTGCTCCGGTATCGCCTTTTAGGCCTTGGATTCCCTGCGATCCTGTTGCCCCTTTGATGTTTCCGGTCTTAACCCAGTTCCCAGTTGCCTTACTGTAGACGTCTTGATTTGTTGTATTAAGGAACATATCCCCTGTTTTACCTTGTGTAGTAGGCGCAGAGGTTCCCATAATCCATACTGATCCATCCGCTCCTTTTGCACCAGTGTCACCTTTCGGCCCCTGGATCCCCTGGGGGCCTTGGATCCCTTGTGTTCCCTTTGGTCCTTGTGGCCCAATAACTGGGCCAAGATCTACGGTCGTTATTGCCATATTTTCCCCTCCCTTCTCTACGCATACGTAGCAATAAGATGCCCACTGGCGTTAATGGAAAATGTCGGGGTTGGCCCCTGGATCCCTTGCGGACCTGTATCGCCCTTTTGACCCTGCGGACCAGTTGCACCTGTAGCACCTTTTGCACCGGTATCTCCTTTTAATCCCTGGATTCCTTGTGGTCCCTGCGGACCTGCCGGGCCTGTCGCGCCAGTCTCCCCTTTTGGACCTTGTGCTCCGGTCGCTCCGGTTGCGCCTTTCACACACCCAACATATACCCATTTTGCTGTCGCAGCGTTTCCTGAGACTGTGCATTTATAATAGTTGAATGTACTGCTATTTATATATACATCCCCTATCAGAGAACTGGTTAATCCAGAGCTTGCAAATGCCGTTGCAGTCGTAGAAGTCCCCGTAATTGCCGTGCCTGTCGTAATTGCAGTACCTCTTGTTCCTGTATCTCCCTTTGGCCCCTGCGCTCCGGTTGATCCGGTATCTCCTTTCGGCCCCTGTGGTCCTGTTGCTCCCGTTGCTCCTTTTGCACCGGTTTCTCCTTTCGGTCCCTGCGGCCCAATTACGCTTCCCAAATCTAATGTCTGTGCCATATTATTCATCCTTTCTAAGAAATTGTATATTTTAAACGCCCATTTACAATAGAGAGTGGAGGGACGGGATCGTTATCATTGTGTCGCACGATAAGATGTCCCAAATCATTTACAGACACTTCGAAAATCCCTGGACCAAGACTTGTCGCCAGTCCCGCTCCACCCCTCTGTCCCTCAGGTCCCTGAACCCCCTGAGGTCCTTGGATCCCAGGGGGACCAGGCGGACCGGTTTCACCTTTAAGACTCCCGTCCGAAAGCTTCTCCGCCAGCTTCCTTGCAGCGTCCTCAGCTGCCTGCCTTGCATTTACAGCCTCATTCCTTGTTTCAGACATATATTCCTTGAAATCTGAAATTACACGGTCTATCGTTTCTTTATATGACGTCTGTTCTGCTCTAAGCTTAGCTATATCATCCACACTTGACAGCTTAGCCGTCTTTCCTGCCGCATAGCAAATCACGATTGATCCATCTGTACAGATCGCGAATTCCCCCGGTAACAACTTGCTCTCTACGAGGTCTTTCACTGCTCCTCTTCTATTCCTGATTGCCATTTTTCATTCCTCCACCAATTACATGTCTATTGCTCTTTATTGCGAATACAGACTCTTCTTCCGGATTTTCTAACACTTCTCTGTTCCCGTCTATATCTGCCTTAAATACCATATATCCGTTCTGCACGTATTTAGGAATCTGGTCGGGCTGTATCACCGTGATAATCTTTCCCTGTATTGCTTCGTACCGCATCCTCATCTCCTCCTTCATGCGTTTCAACTCTCAAAACATCCGCCGCGTACTCTTCTGCTTTAAGCTGCCGAATATGTGACTGTACACCGTTTAAAACTTTGTCCATCAGAGACGGCGGTACTTGATATCGTTCCATTTCTAAAGTTACGAATGTTTTTACTTCCTTCTCTATATCATCCAAATAAAATCCGAGATTTTTTGCCATTATCATTCTCCTAGCAACATTCCATTATAAAAAGAGTATGTGGTTGTATCATAACTAAAAGATCCATCACTGTGAGGTGTTATGTTCGTTATGAATTGTAAATCTTTGAATGCAGTTTTATAAACGTACTGATCATTACGATTAGGCGTTGTATAGATCCTCCCCATAAGATTTATATCATCCCCTTTAATCCTAAGGGCATAGCCTGACTGGTTAGAATATCCACCATGAAAATCTATCGACCCATAAGTGGTACCTGAGTACCCACCACTCAATACTGCATTTTGCATATTTAAAAAATAATTTCCATTTCGTGTTTTCAGCGCCCCACTAATATCCGCACCGGTACATGTTAATTTTCCTGTACTTGACAGACTGGAATAAGTAGAACTCCATGAAAATCTGTTTGATTTAATATTAATTGCTCCTGACTCAACAGAAAGTTGTGATGATACATCTCCCTTGGACACTTTTAAATTAATAGAATCCGCAGCCACTTTTATCGCTGCAGCAAGTTCCACATCCTGCCCCTGAGAACGCTTCACCTCTGCCGTAATAGATTCTGAATTAAGCTTAATACTGGCGCTTAATTCTTTTTTCACTTTACCTGCGGCAGCATCTGAAATGTCAGTAACTGTTTTTCCTTCTAGCAAAAAGGTGTCCGGTCTGATCTCTACCTGCCCTGTATCAGCATCCACAAGGAATTTTGTTACTCCTTTAGCATCTTTCGCTGTAAAACGTCCCGTGTTGATCCAGTCTGCCTGTAGGCCAATTGTAGCAATTACATTCATCACGGCATTCCCATTTTTGTCAATTCCGCCCGTATATGTCTTGCCCCCATCCCTTGACCAGAAGAATCCATCTATAGACCGCTTATACACGATCTTACTGTCCTTTAGGAGTGGTTTATCGTGCATGTAAGTGATCGTAGACCCATCATCCTGCGTCTCCGTCGTCTCATAGTATCCCATTGCATTCATAGCAAGTTGGTTCATACGTTCCACATACTGCGTGTACAGGTCTAATTCCTGTTGGCTTTCTTTTTTAATATCCGCAACGATCTGTGCAATCTGTTTATATCTATCTGCACTCTTCCTCTTTGCCGGTTCTGCATCACAGGTAAGGTTCGTATAACTTCCAATACTGTAGGTAAGATTTGTAAGATAGCATTGATAAGAATTATTCTTCCTATCCGTTATAACAGCTGCATCCCCGGCCTCCCAACACGGATCGCCTAAGACATTCGCCTTTAACGGCCGGAACCTCATCCCAACTACCTTACCCCCGATAAATGCCGCCACTTCTTTCGCTTTCCCATACTCAATCAATGGGTTGGCAGAAATGGCTAATACATAGCCCTCTGAGCCGCATAAATAAGTTTCTCCTTTCAGGGTCTTCCCAGCTGATGTAACTCCATCTGATGCAGTTACCTTGATTCCAGTAATTACTACATCTTCCGTGGATACTTCTAAGGAAGAGAGGCTGTAAATATTATGATAGGGAAGATCTTCTGTAAAATTCCCACCGTCCGCGGAACTTCCTGATGAGTAGTCTGTAAAGTTACCGCCATCTAAGGCATCCCCTGACTGATAAGAGTTTTGATTCGTCTTATCAAAATAACCACCGTCATATCCATTAAATTCATCAAAAGCTGTCGTATCGTACCACTTTAATTCCAGATGCCCATCCACATTGCATCGTGCATAACAGCAAGCAACCACGGCGCAGTAAGAAATTATTGCCCTGTACGTAACATCTTTATCACCTTCAAATGGGTTCTCCTTTATGATGTAATTGTAATTAGGAAACCTGCCGTTTGACAGCAGTACACTGCACTTGTCACAACAGTACTGTACAACCGCCTGCAGATTACATGGAAAAGACAACTTCCCGTCATAGGTTTTGTCAAAATTTCTCATGTTATCGAATGCATTTAGTGTAATGACACTCGGTGTCGTTGTTGGGTCTTCGGACACGAAAAGTCCCTTTTTCAACCACTCCATGCGGCCTTCAAGTTTCATCCCAACAAATGCGGTCATCTGCGCATCTGTAAAATCATAATCGCTAAATTTTTCATTCACGTTATTAATCTGTACAGTTAGCTGGTTACTAATCGCCGCTCCTATTGTGAAGCTGTTGTTTGCACTCGTACCGTCGGATATTTTCACCCCTCCGGCCACAAGGTTTGTTTCATTAAAATTAAGCGTCGTACCATTTTTCAGGAGGCACGTTACTTTTGCAGAGAAGTGCCTGTTTTTTAGTGCAGCTTTCTTATAATCTGTACTGGTGTTAATCATGCCCCATCACCTTCTATTTCTCTATCTCTCTATAATGTCTACGCTGGCGCTCCGGTACCAGAAAATACCGTCGCCAAGTTTCCCCAGCTGTTCCTTTGTCAGGGTTCCCCGATAAGCCTCGATTGTAATATCAAGCCCGTCATCCCGAAATGTAATCGGAAAAAATCCGATAATAATCCCCTGTTTTATCAGGACAATATCACTCTCCGTAAGAATTCCCCATTTTATCGAAGCCGTCTTTTTCTCCGCAACAACTTCGCCCATCATGGTACCATCCATCAATCTCCCGGTATCCGATGTCCAGATGAGTTCATCATTGACTGAAATAGAGACAGGCGCCGGAAGAACCAGGCTCCCGGCTCGTAATATTTCTTTCATAGTTACCGTCTCCTTATATAATTTCTACTGCGTTATACCGGATATCCATATTTGCCTGTGCTTTCTGCATCGCCTTCGCGAGCAGTTCCCCGTCTATATAGAACCCAAGTTGGCTAAGCGCTGCTACAATCCGCATCACAGCGTTGTTAAGAATGGATTCTAACTCACTCTTTGAAACCCCGTTTCCTCCAGCTGCTCTTGCAACTTCTTCTGCCATTTCACGCAATTTATCTTCTGGTGCAACGATTTCTCCTTGGTGTCTGTTATCTCCGATCATTGCCAGCTGTGGCGTGTTCGCTTTTACATACCCACCTTGAGCTAGTCGCGGTAAGGATATCTGTGACCAAGTAGGCAGGCTAAATCCAAGTGTCCCACCGCCAATTCCCGGTACCCAGTCCGGTATGTCGATGTTCATGCTGTTAAATGCCCTTGCAATGCTGTTCACGCCTGAAATCACACCGTTCACCATCATTTCAATTCCGCCAAGGATAGAGTTCACTATACTTCTGATCGTATCCCATATTCCATTAAAAACACCGGACACTGTATCCCTTACTGCATTGAAAACCTCGCTGAAAGTATCTCTTATTCCGCCGAGAACAGAACTTATCCCAGAGCGTATGGTATCCATAGCACCAAGTATTGTCTGCTTGATTCCATTCTCGAAGATGCTCCCTACTGCATCTTTTATCGTGTTTAGGATGTTTGTAAATACAGTGCTTATTGCTTCCATAACGGTTCGCACGATATCTCGTGCAGCACCAAGTTTATTTGATATATTTGTCTTGATCGTCTCAAGTACATTGATGATCAGATTCTTAACGGCCGTAAACACTCCCTGTATTGCCGTACATATCCCTTTAAAGATCTCTTTTACACCTGTCCATGCCCGGTCCCAATCTCCCGTGAAAACACCGACTATAAAATCAATCACGCCGGAAAACACCTCAATTATCCCCTGGACAATGGAGGCTATCATGCTGAATACAAACTCAAATTTTACCCATAATTCCTGAAGTTTTGTTGTAAACTGCATGATAAATGTTTCTATGAACCATGCAACAAATGGGGAAATAAAATCCCAAAAAGTAGCAATTGCATCAACAGCTTTTCCAAATAGATCCAAAAAAGCATTCATAAGCGGCTGTACATATTCAGATACAAGAACCGTAAAACGTTCCGCGATCCAGTCAAGAACAGGTGCCAAATAATTGTTATAGGCATCCAGCGCAGCACCAAAGATAGTAGAGAAACCGTCTTTAATTTTTACAAAAGCTGGATCTATATAAGTGTCATATACCTCGGATATTTTAGAGAAAGTATCCCTCACAACTCCGTGGATCGATTCTGCTATTTTAGCTACAGGTGCTAACGTACTTTCAAGAGCAGATTT